ACGAGCCGCAAGTCCGCCGGCAGATCGCGAACAGCGGGTTCTATCAGAATCAGAACTCGGCGCCAGACCCGCGCGTCAAGAGTTACCACTGGAACGCGCTGACCGTGCCATGGGTAGCGTGGGACACTATCGCCAGCGAGTTCTTGAAGGCAGAACACGCGCGGAAATTGGGTGATTACTCGCCGCTCGCGGAGTTTGTACGCAAGCGGCTGGGTGAGTTCTGGGATATGCGGGAGTTTCAGAGCGAAGAGGTCAATTTGTCGGGCGGTTTCGCGATGGAGGAGCCGTGGGAGCAAGAGTTTAGGCGTTACATGACCGTGGACGTTCAGCGTGACTATTTCCGCGTCATTGTCCGACTTTGGGCGCAAAACGGCGAATCTAGACTCTTTTACGCGGGCGAGCTGCATACATGGGCGCAACTGGCCGACCTACAAAAGCGATTAGAAATCACCGACAGGCGCGTGTTCGTCGATTGCGGCTTTGAGCGGTACCAAGGTGAGGTTTACCGCCAGTGTGCGGCCAATAATTGGATCGCGCTCAAGGGCGACAAAGCGCAGTTCTTCACGTGGACATTGCTGGACAAGCGGACAGGCCGGAGCCGGTCGGTCAAACGTCCGTATTCGCAGATCCAACACGTCGATTCCGGGGTGGGACTTGCACGATCCAAAGTCCGCAACGCTCGACAGGCTGACTTGTGCGACCGTATTGTCTGGAGCAGCGACTACATCAAGCTGGTTCTGCATCGTCTGCGCGCAGGCCAGGGGGCATCGTGGCAGATCGCGCACAATGCGCCGAAGTGGTACTTCAAGGAGATTCAGAACGAGGTGTTTGTCACCGAGAAGGACAAGCGGACCGGCAAGAACAAGACGTTTTTCAAAAAGCTAGGCGAAAACCACTCGTTCGACGCCGAAGCCATGCAGGTGCTGGCCGCCTGCATCGAAAAGATCATCGGGCAGGCCGAAATCATCACAAACGACGTGGAGGCTGTCAACGCTTGACAGGCTGAGTGACTTTATGGGCGGACCTTCAATTCTACGATATGCTTCGCTGCAATTTTGCGAAACGCTTTACGATCAGTGCTTATCGGCGCTGACCGAAGGGCAGGGCACCATCGTGATTAGCACATCCGGCGGCGGTGAGTCCGAAACCCGCGCGTCTGGATCAGACGGAGGCATTCCCGTGATGACCTTGATGAGGGCGGTGATGCGGAGGATGCACCAGCTCGACCCAGTGAAGTACCCGGGTATCTCCAACCGCCTTAAACCTGACTTTTCAACCTTTCCGCTATGAGTTTCATCGAACAAACGATCAGGTTTTTCAGTCCGGCAACCGCCTTGCAACGCCAACGCGCGAAGGCGCAGCTTGAGGCGGGCGACAGGACGGGCTACTGGCGCGTCGGGGCGCAGTCATCGACTAATCGCCGGGCGAGCGGGCAAGCACTGGATCAGCCTGATTCCAGCCGCAATCACACCGACCGCGTGACGCTCATCCGGGAGGCGCGGTGGCTGGAGGAGAATAGCAGTGTGGTGAAGTCGATCCTGCGCAAGTACCGCACCTTTTCGGTGGGCCGCTTACAGTACGTGCCGCGCACCAGCTCCGAGGAAGCCAACAGAGCAATCACGGCTTACGTGGAAAGGTGGATGTCGAGCTGCGACCTGACCCGGCGCCACCACTTTCGGGTGCTGGCCGGGTTGGGTGTCACGTCGATGAAGCGTGACGGTGACATTGGCTACATCGTGTCCGAAGTGCCGATGACGCAGCTCGACGAGATGCTCAAAATCAGTCCGATCCGGCTACAGGCCATCGAGGCTGACCGCATCGGCTCGATTCCTAATCGCAACGGCACGGATGCGAAGCCGTTTAAGCCGCTTAAGAGAGGCGAGCAAGACTTTTCCGGCGTCGTCATCGACTCAACCGGAAGGCCGATCCGATATCGGATCTACAATCGCAGCCTAACCGGTGAGTCCATGATGCCTGCGCTCGAAGTGCCAGCGCAGGAGTTCCTTCACCTGTTCGACCCCACCCGTCTTGACTCTTATCGCGGTTTCTCGGCGTTCGACGCGGCAATCACCGACATCAAGGATCTACAAGAGATCCTCGCGTGCGAGAAGATCTCAGTGAAGTACCTTTCCTCGATCAGCGGCGTCATCAATAATGCTGACGGCAGCGCAGATCAGGACGTATCTCTGGATACGACGCACAGCGACTACATGTCGGATGCGGATCGGCTGAAGAAGGTGGAGCCGGGCGCCATTCAGTACCTCGCAGAAGGCGAATCGTTCAACCCGGTTGATTTTAACCGACCTTCACCGACTTTTAACGGGTTTCTTGACACGCTCGTGCGCTCGACCGGGCTGGCTGTCGGGCTGCCTTACGGATTTATCTACTCCTGGGCGGGACAAGGGACAGCGGTCAGGATGGAAGCTGCGCAGGCCGCGCGTGAGTTTGAAATGACGCAGCTAACGCTGGAGGAGAAGCTTCTGTATCCGATCGTCATGCGGGTCATCGCTCGCGGTATCCAGCTCGGTCACCTGCCAGCCGTACCAGACTTTGATGCGGGGGAGTGGCGCTTTCCGGCCAAAGTCACCGCCGACATCGGGCGCGAATCGAAGGCGCTCATCGACGAGACCATGGCCGGGATTATCAGCAAGACGCAGATTGCAGCCGATCGCGGTGAGGATCGCAACATCATCCGCAGTCTGCTCCGCGCTGAAGCCATGGAGCTTGTCGAGGACGCCAAGATGGTGCAAGACGCATCTGGCGGAGTGCTGGATCTGCCAACCGCCATCTACATGCTGGAGCGGCGGGCTCCTAACGCGCCAGCTATCCCGGCGCCAGCGGCTGCGCCTGCGGAGGACGTGCCAGAAGTCGAGGACGAAGAGTCACCCGAGGACGAGGCCGAAGACATCGCCGAGGACGAAGCCGAGGCTGGTAGCACTGATTGACATCGGGGCGGCCAGTATGCTCGTCAAAGAAGAGATTCAGACATTCGCAGCGTTTCAGGGGAAAGTTTCAGGGAACACCATCATGGGTGTTTCTCTGATCCAAGAAGGCCCGGCGCTGGGTCACGGGGTGTTTGTGGACAAGCGTTCGCTCAACAAGTTTAAGTCCTTGGCAATCGAGAAGGGACGGGTGAAGGCAAAGCTAAACCACTTCTCTTCGGTCGAGGATACCGTCGGGTATTACGAGAACTTCCGGGTGAGCAAAGGCAAACTGCTGGCCGATCTGACCCTATTTGACGCGCACAGCGGAAAGGAGATGCTGCTGGAGATGATCAACGAAATCCCGTCCGCTTTTGGCGTCTCCTTGATGTTTGCAGCGGATGCGCCAGAGTTGGACAAGGAGAGCGGCAATTACATGACCCGCCCACGCGGTTTGTATTCGGCTGACTTTGTAGACACACCCGCAGCCAATGCTGACGGCGTGTTCTCGGCTGATCAGATTGACAGTGACGAAGATGTTATGCCAATTGACCCACCGGCGCCTGCGCCAGAACCTCAAGTTGATTTCTCCACTTTGATCGCGGAGCAGTTCGCCGCTTTCACTGCTAAGTTTGACGAAGTGGCTGCACAGTTTGCTGCTGACAATGCCAAGGTGTTAGCCGAGTGTGAGGCACTTAAGGCCTACGTGGAAGCGTTGCAAGCTGGCAACAGCGACATTGAGCTGCAAGCTCGACTGGCCGCCGCCGCTCCTGCTCCTGCTGCGTTTGCCGCTCCTATCAATGAGCCGGAAGTCAAGGTACCATCCATCTCCTACCACGAAGCCAAAAACCAAGCCATCGGAACGGCTACCGGCCTTGATCGCTTGAAAGCGGTTCGTGCGTTCACCGAAAAATTCCCAACCGAAGCGGTCTACGTTTCGGCCAACTCATAACAACTTTCTACCAAGACCATGCCACAAGCCAATCTTCTCGATATTGCCAAACTTAACGGCTCCGACACCATCGTCGGGCTGATTGAGGAAACGCTGACCTACGCTCCAGAGGTTCAGATTATGCCAGCCCGCACGATCCGCGGCACCAGCTACAAAGTCGTCTCTCGCACGTCTTATCCTGGCGTCGGGTTTCGCGCTGCTAACGAAGGTTCGACTCCGACGAAATCGAGCTTTGAAAACCAGCTCATTGAGTGCTATATCCTCAGCGGCGCCGTTCAGGCCGACATTGCAGTCGCTCGCGCTTACGAAGACGGCGAACAAGCGTGGAAAGACATTGAGTCCATTGGCGTCATGCGCCAAGCCATGATCGAGCTTGGTTCACAGGTCATCTATGGAACGTCTGTTGATGCGAAGGGCTTTCCCGGCTTGCAGGCTATCCATACCGCTTTTAACTCCGGTCTGGGTGCTTCCGCGCTAACGGTCGATGCAGGCGGAACAAGTGCTGGTACTGGCTCTTCGGTGTACGGCATCAATACTGATACGCAAGGCGTACAGCTCGTGTTCGGCTCCGGCACCACTTTTGAGCTTGGCGAATGGCGCATCGAAAACGTGGGAACCGACTCGGTCTATCCTGCGCACGTTGCTAACTTGACCGCTTGGGTGGGTATGCAGGTCGGCAGCAAGTACAGCGTGGGCCGCCTGAAAGACGCTACCGCTGATTCGGGTATGGGTGTCACCGACGCCAAACTTGCTGAGTTGCTTAGCAAATACCCAGTGGGCTACCGGCCTAATTACTGGCTCATGAACCGCCGCTCGGCCTTCCAGTTGCAGGTCAGCCGCTCAGCTTCCACGGTTCAAAACGGTGTCAAAACCTCTAGCGGTTCTGAGATCTTTGCCCCTCTACCTACTGAGTCGAACGGCATCCCGATCGTCATCACCGATTCCATCCTCAACGACGAAGCTCTTACCGCTTAATCTCTAAAGAATTATTACAATGGCTAACGAATTTTCTCGAAACATTCAGGACGCGGACCTGACCAAGGCTCGTCTGCTGACCGCCTCTGACGGCAACGTCCAATCCCCTGACCTCGACCTCGGCACCAATTCTAAAGGGTTTTTCCCTGAGAATACCGAAGTAGAAGTCTTGATCCCTGCTTTGACTGCTACGCAGCTCGCATCAGCGGACACGATCACCATCCTCTTGCAGGGTGGATCAACGGCCACTCCGACGACCAGTTTGGGTCTTTCGGCGGTGCTAACCGGCACAGGCAGCGCAATTGCTCAAACATCCTTCCGTTTCCGGCTGCCTTCTCCCGCTCCGCGCTACGTGAACGCTAAGTTCACCACAGCCGGCACTACGGGCGACATGAGCGCGGTGAGCGCCTCCGTCAGACTGCTGACCTAGTTTTTGGTGTTGGGTGTTTTCATCGTGGGCGGCTGACAGGGTTCTATCCTTGTCAGCCGCTTTTTTGTATGACCTACGCTCAACGCATCGCCTCCGCGCATGGCCGAATCCGCACCAAGTTCGGGACGGATGCCAGCGGCGCGCAACTTTACGTGTGGCATAACAACGTACAGATTTACGCCTATCAGCCGACCGGCAAGAACAGCCGCAACCTGATGGCTCAGATCATCGTCAAGGACGACACGGTGAGCGTGATTGCGACCAAAGCGCAGTTTACTACGGTTCCAAAGATCAACGACGAGATCAAGATGGGCACTGTGTTGGCCACAGCGGTCGTCTATCGTATCGACAGCGTGACCACTACGCAGATCCGCCCGTTTTACGATCTGGAGCTGATTGACCCAAACATGGAGGCGACGGCGGCATGAGCGTTCAGATTAGGATTGATACAGATAATTTGGAAAAAGCGATGGCTGCTTATGCCAAAATGAAGAAAAAAAGCGATATTTCTGTTGTAAATAAAGGAATGCGTTTTTGGCTGCCATTCGCTGCAAACAAATTAAAACAAAAATCTACAACAGCCGCAAGAGTGCGAATTGAGTTGACCGGTCAAGCCAAGCGGATCAGTCGAGGAGAAAAGAAAAAGAAAACGCAGCTCACGAATACCGTAGCGGCTGCGATTATTGCGGCACGACTGAGGAAACAAGGCCGAAACCACTTTCCGCGCGCATCCAGTGGGCCGAAATCCGCAGCGTTTGTGGGTGAGTTTTACGCTATGTCGGAGCGGTTTATTAATGCGCGGGTGCGTTCCATTGGCTACCTTGCGGCTGGTTTTATCCCGGCTTATAAAGCGTTTAATGTCCCACAAAAAGGAATGCCTAAAAATCAAAAGCGTTTTAACGGGCGCTCAATCGGCACTAAGGCGGTTCCAGTTTCAAGCGGCAAGGTCACAGCTTTTGCCAGCGTGAAGCGGCTGGGCGCCTTCCTAGTCGCACCAAACGCTTTCAGTTCATCTATTCCCGAAGTGCGTCGGCAGTTCATTGAATGGATGGCGAAAGACGTGAACGAAGTCGCCAAGAAAACAGGATTCAAGAAATGATCACCTACCCAATCTGCCCCTCCGACCGACTACAGCGGCGCCTGATTACGGTGCTCGATGACGAGCTTTTGCCGTTGTCAGCATTCACCGGCTTCACGCTCTGCGACGACCGCGAAAACGACGAAGTAAAGCTGCCGTTTATCGTGGTGCGGGTGACCGAATCCGACGAAATCCCGCAGGCCGGGACCGTCTGGCACTGCCGGTTAAACGTGAACATGGTCGAGGATCGGCAGGAGGCGAATCTGATTCTGGGTGGAGACAATCGACCAAGGCACGAGCTGCGGGCGGAGAATATCTCCGCGCTGCTCTTCGGCGTGTGGGACACGACCACACTGGGCCAAAAGATCAACGCAATCAGCAACGGCCAGGGCGTTTACGTGCTCAAGCAGCACAGTAACAATATGACGCCGGGGTCGAGCGAGAATGACACGCTCTCGACCGAGTACGCCTTCACCATCATCTGCGCATCCACGCAGCAGTAAGATTGACACCCACTCTGTAAATATGCCTGCCGTCGCCGCTTTGATTCAACACGGAAACATTCCATCCTCAACGCTGCTGGATGAGAGCAATGCCGTGACCCCGGACATCCTCGTTCAGTCTTTGACGATCACGGCAGCGCGTGACGAGAAGGCTTATCTTAACGCTGCCGGAGCCACCTTCGGGCTTGAGTACCGCAACCCGACGATCACCTTTGCGTTCGACGGTTACCTGTCCAACAAGACGACCGGACTAGCCAACCAGCACCCAGGCACGCAAGTCACCACGCTGGCCAACTTTACAGCCAACACCTACGGATTCGTCCCAGCGGATGGCACCATGATCTTCATGGACCCAAATCGCTCCGAGACCAATACTGAGATGGCCAAGACTACCTTCTCGGTGAAGCAATACCCATTTGTTGTGTAATATGGAAAGCTGGATCGCCTGCACGGACGTTGATGTAGCGTCCGCTTTCATGACCATGGGTGTCGTGATGAAGCCAGTGGTGCAAGTGCGGGCGGACAATGGAAAGGAGTATGTCACGATGTATCTTTCCACGACATCGGTGACGATGCCGGAGATTAACGTCGGGCACCTGATGAAAGCGTTGATGTCGGGTGAGCTACAAAAGCTCGATCCGCACCACGAGCTTCTTGGCTACTTAATGGCTATCAAAAACAGACACGCGGCCAAGCGCGCGCTTGACTCAGCAGAGCGCCAAGTGCTAATTACGAGGAAGGGCACCACCCGCACAGCTTATGTGCGCGAATCCATTACCAACAAGGGAATGGAAATGGCTGACCGATTTCTTGCAACTGGCCGACCATGATAGACATTCAAACCCAAGAGGACGACGGGATTTCACTCGTGAACCTGCCGAACGAGCAGGAGCAGCGCAGAACAGACGCATTCAATGCGGCTTATGAGTGGAAGGGGAAAACTTTTGAAGGCGTCTCGTGCTCGCGAAAAGACATCTGGGTTTCAATGTGCCACAAGTCCGGCTTCCCAACGCTCGATGCCTGCTTTGACGAGTTCTCGCTATTCGCGCCGCTCAGCAAGGTGCTGATTTTCGTTTGCATCACGCCGACCGCACAGCTCCGCAAGCTGCGCGCGCAAGGCATCCAAGCGTTGATTGATGCGTGCGATGACTGGATCGACGCCAACATCAAGATCTCAGAAGAGCGCGACGCGATCAGTCTTGGACTTCGCATCCTGAACGACTCAACGGCCAATCAGTCCGAGGTGGTGCAAACAGCCGGCGCCGAGGGAAAGCGTTAGCCAGTCCGGTCTTTCAAGCGCACTACGTGTCATTGGTGCGGCCAATCACTGGACTGACGGAGCAGGAGGTGCTGTGGGAGCTGCCTCTGTGTCGCGGGCTTGCTTACCTGCACATTGCACTGGTCAAGGAAGGCATCGAGACCCAATGGGTCGGGCACGACATGATGGAGGACGAGACCATCAAGAACGCGATGGATTACATCCAGCGGCGTAAGACGAATCGAGTTGTCAACTCATTGACATAACCAGCAAGTTCATGGCAGCTACGCTAGACGCATCACTCAGGCTCGATTCCAGTCAATTTACGTCTGGGCTAAGCGAATCTATGCGAAGAACAAACGACGCCGTTTCTCGGATGTCGTCGGCGTTTTCTATGCTGAAAAATATTGCCATAGGTGGAGCAGTAGGATCAGCTTTTGCAACAGTTGCTCAAGAAATAACAACCACTTATGTTGAAGCGGAAAAACTCCAGAATGCGTTAAAAGCCACAGCGGGCAGCGACATTTTAGGGATGAGTCAATATGAGCAATTAAAAACGCTTTCTGCTGAAATTGGAATAAACATGAGCATTGCAGCAAAAGCGACGCTGCAACTGCAAGCCGCCGGAATGGCTGCATCAGATGCGTTTAAAGTAATTCGAACATTTCAGAACGCAGTAGCATCAAGCGGAGGAGGCAGCGAAGAGTTGGCACGACTGCTTTATGGATTTAAGCAGCTTTATGGTTCAACAAAACCAGTTCAAGAAGACATTAATCAAATTAATGAAGCGTTAGATGCGGCTCCGTTTTTGTTTAAAAAAGCGTTTGGATCAGATCGCTCTGAGGATCTTCAAAAACTTAAATTAAGCGGCCAACAAGTAGCGGAAGCATTAGTAAAATCGGCAGAGGCAATGCCTAAAATGGCGCGCGGATTAGGCGGTCAAATTGATGCTATTAAAGCAAAATTTGAATCATTAAAAGAAATGATGGGCGAGGAAAGTTCTGGAGCAACAAAAGGCATTGCTGGCGGGCTCGCCTCTTTTTTAGATTATATAATTAAAAAAAGAAAAGAAATAAAGGCCAACGAAGAAGCCTTTTCTATGTCGGCGGCTGGGATTGATCCAAAGAAAGAAACTGAAAAACAAGCTGCTGAAATAAAAGCTGCTGAAGCAAAGAAAAAAGCGGAATTTGACACATTAAAAGCGGCAGCGCAGCGCAAGAAACTTCAAGAAGCTTTAGATAAAGGCAATCAGGAAAACAGAGACCTAGACGCCATAAAGTGGCAGAATGAAGAGCGGTTTTATCAGGAGCGAGACAAAAAAAACAAAGAGGCGCAAGACGACGCCAAGAAGGCAGCCGATCAGGCCATCTCCGATGCGAAGGAGCTGCTGAGCTTGCACGAGGACACGGTACGCAAAATCAAAAGCGTACAGGAATCCGTGTACTCGGCTCAGCAGTCTATGGCCGGATCTGATGCGGAGAAGCTGACCAACGCTCAAAAAGCATTGCAGGCAGAAGGAGAGTTCTTGATGGGCGACGATCCGGGCGGGTTCGACAAGCTGAGCGTCTCGGCGTTCGAGGATGCGGTCAAAAACGGACGCAACGTGACGGAAGGTCAAGTGGAGCAATACAACCGCATCATCGGACTCAAGGAAGAGATCCTTGGTCTTGAGCAAAGCATTACAGACGAAGCCAAGAACGGAGCCGCTGAGCTGCGCGATCAGAACCGCGAAGCCGTTCAACGCTCAATCGAAAAGGCAGGCCGCACACCAGCGGAGAGGAAGCAGGAGATCCGGGACAACAATGACATGCAGCGCCAACGCCGGAGAGCGTTTAATGACGACGTGCGAGATGAAATGACCCGGCTAAAAAAAGAGGCTGAGGAAAAGAACAAGGGCAGAAACATTCTTGAACGGGAAAAAACAGATCGCGAATCATTTCGCGAACAAGCGAGAAAAAACATTACGCCAAAATGGGCCGACGCTCTTCCTAAAGAGGCGACACTTGTGGACATTAGAGACATTCTCAAAAACCTCGCAGCCGCTTAACCATGCCAACGCCACCAACAAACCATACGCACTGGCCCGGATCAACTGACCCAATCCTCGCAGAGAACGGACTGCGCTTGTCCGTGTCCGAAAGCGGCTGGGACACGATGACCCTGAAGTACTGGGGGAGGACCGACACGCCAGCAACGTATGCAGCTACCCACTTTGCGACAGGGATGCAGCCAGCGTTTTACCCAAACATGTATTACAACGGCGTGACCGTCACGCAGGAGGGATCGAACATCTACTCGTTTGATGTGCAGGCGGCGGGCTTGCTCGGCGCGCAGGCGGTCAAGCGCACGGTATCCAGCAAGATCCAGTCTTACAAGAGCGGCCTAGGCACGGTGCCGGGGACAGGAAACGAAGGCGAGATTCAGGGGCAATACATCAACTTAAGCTGCACGTTTCATCAAGTCACGGAGTTTTTCCCGAACACCGCCACAAGGCCGGAAAACGCTATCGCACTCGGGCCGCTGCCATTCCCGCCAACAAACCCGTTTACGACAGAACCGACAACTCCGGTTTTTAACTTTCCGTTTGGCTGGATTCAGGACGGGCTAGAGATTGAGACGATCAACGGTGATGGCGTTTCCATCTACCTTGTAAAGCAGTCGATGGTCTACATTTACGAATACATGCCGGGCTGATATGCTGCCAGAACTTCCAGTCATCGACCCGAAGGTCAACGGCGGGCGGTCGGGCTTCCTGCTCAACCGTCTCGTCGATCGCATCAAACTCCAGCGGCTACTCAGCTCCGAGACGGTCATCATCACCGAAACCAAGGACGGCCAGATCATCGACCGGCTTGGCTCCGGCGGAGTGGCCGCTCCTTTCGCTCTAGGCTTTGCTGTGTCGCTTGATGGGACTAATGTGGTCGTCGCACCCGGCAAGGTGCTGTACCCGCTGTGGGGGGCAATTCTGGGCGATAATCCAACGCCGGGCGACTGGCAAAAAGAGGTCAATTACATCGGCGGAACCTTGACCGGCGCGGTGACACAAGTCTGGCTCAGTGTGCTCTGGTCGGAAAACGATACGACGACGACCGGACCACTTGGTACGACCACTTACAACATCTCGGGCGCTGCGGGCGGTCGAGGTGGCGGAGGTGGGGGCGGAGGTGCAGACAGCGGAGTGTACCCAGATATTGTTGGGAGAGACGGATCTAATGGAGACAGCGGAGACTTCACCGGGATCGGTGGGCAAGGAGGCATCGTGGAGGATATTATCACAACTCCTCCAACTAGGGTGACCTCGCTCGGTAATAGTTACGGCGCCAGCGGTGGAGCAGGCGGGGCTGGCGGTGCGGGCGGAGAAGGGGGCAGCGTTACCTTCACACGCGCTACCAAAGCAACCGCTCAGATTCGGAAGTGGTCGATTAACGGCATCTCAATCCACACGGCGAAGGGCGCATCGAGCGAGGCGCTTTCGTGGATTCAACTGGCGACCATTAGCGGCACCAGTATCACGCAGCACGTTACTGGCACCATCTCAATCACTCCGCCGGCCATCACATTCATTCCCGCCTAATGCTGCCGGACATTCCAAACTTCAATCTTGGCGACGTGTATGTTTTGACCGGCAAGACGCTGGAAAAGATCGTGCGGCGCATCAAGATGCAAACGCCAATCGAAGGCGCCAACATGCGGCTGGAGGAGACGAATGCGGGCATCCTCCTTCATGCCGACCAAGAAACACAAGTAGCGCCGGCGGTCGCCATTGAACACGACTTCAAGGCGTCATTGCCTGCCACCAACGCGCTCGACATTACCGTGGGTCGGGTCATTGGCACTACATGGGGAACGCCAACCATGAGTAACCCCTTGCCGACTGACTGGCTGGCTGAGCAGTTTACTGTCGGGCCTTCTACGCTGGCTGTGGCAGACGGTCAAAGCGTGTGGTTGCGCATCCAGCTTTCGCAAACCGATGTAAACATGAGCGGCGCGTTGTCGGCTATAGGCGCGGCAAATTTGTCGGTCACGACCGGCGGCGGCGGTGCGGGGGGTGACGGTGGTGGCGGCGGGGCCGGTGGAGATGGTACGGTCGGATCTGCTGGCGCAACCGGTGAGGCCGCATCAGGACAAACTGCTGGCAGTCCCGGCTATTACACGCCTGGAGGAATTAATTCGACATCAAACTCCGAATCAGGAACACCAGCCGAAGGTGGAGATGGAGGCAACGGAGCAGCAGGCGGAAACGGACAGGCAAAATCGTTTACCCACTACACGAATCTTTCAATGGTGTTTAGGCGCTGGCAAATCACCTCTGCCAGTCTTGAGGTTCACACAAATAAACCGACTGCATCGCCAGCCACCAACATTTACGTTCGCATTGCATCACAAACGAACGGCGTGGTCACTCAATATCATGCTGGCTCGTATCACGTAACGCTGCCAGCAGCTACCTTTATCAGCTCCTTTGTTCCCTGATTTTCCAAACTTCTTTGGCAACTTGCACTATTTCCTCAAGGGGAAAACGCTGGCCATGTTTCGTAAAGCGATCTACGAGCAGATGCCGATTGCTGGCAACGGTATCACGCTGCAAGAGACCGACGACGGCATCATCGTCTCAAGCAAGCAAGGCAGAGCGACGGCTACCTCCAGCGTTATTGACTTCACAGGCGTTCTGTCCGGTGAGAACGTCATCATCCAAGGCGGTAAAGTGCTGGGCGTCTCGTGGAGCGGTTACATGCCAAACGACCCCAGCAGCGGCGGGTGGACTGAATCGGTGGCAACGGTAGCCGGCGCAACGCTCGCGGTGGCGACCGGGTTCTCTATCTGGCTTCAGATCGGATTTACGCCATCAACAGGCCAAGTAGTCGGTGCGCTCTCAACTGCGGATCAAGAGACGCTGACCGTCATCGGCGGCACGGGTGGTGGGGGCGGGGGGGGCGGGGGGGGCGGATGCGGAGGCAAGACCACAGGCGGAGAAGGGGCAAATGGCGTGGCTGGAGGCAATGGGTCAAGCGGATCTCCCGGAACTGGGGGTGCTGGTGGCGCCGCCGGAACAAACTCGCCGCCTGCGGCACAAAAGAATGCAGGAGACGGAGGACAAGGAGGATACGGGGAAGGCGGCGAGGAGGGATTGCTTGTGCAATTTCAGAATTACACGAAGGCTGCCGCAAACACCCGAAAATGGACGGTATCGAGTGCGTCGTTTGTTGTGTCGGCCAGCAAGCCTTCCTCTAGTGCAACAACCGCCAACCTCCGACTTCTAACCCGATCCGGATCGACCATCACGCACCATCAAGTCGGCAGCGTGTTTATCAGCCTTCCGACCGTGACCTTCATCTAAGATTGACACAACCCCGCATTTTATGCCGAACATCTTCGCGTTGACGCTTAAAGCGCAAAACAGCTATCCGGGCAACTCGGTCATTCCCTCCGCAACTCAGCAAGTGCCGGATTCGGTCGTGCGTGAAGAAGGTTTGATTTCTGGTGTGTTTGAGGTTTTTGGAGTGCCTGGGACTGGAGCCAATACGCTGGCCACCAGCGGCACAACGGTCAACTCGGTACTCAACGGCGGCTCTGCCGTTGCACTGACGAATCCAATCACGAATGCTACCTTGGCGTTCAACTATTGGCGCGGTCTTTACATCACGGTGACCCGGCGAGATCCGGCGGTTGCTCCTACTTCAGTCCGTCCGACTGCAACCTCTACGACCTCGCTGGCCATCGAGGTGGCATCCAAAAGCTTTACCGTAGCAGCCGGGCTTGGCTATATCGTCGGGCAGCGTGTTCGCGCTACATCGGCGGCCAACGCTGCAAACTTTATGGAAGGTGTTGTAAGCAGCTACAGCTCGACCACGCTGGCAGTGGCGGTCGATACCATTGGCGGCACTGGCACCCTGGCCGACTGGACCATCACCGGCCTGATCTGCGCGCAGATCCAGAGCAACGGGTTCGGCGGAGTAGTGACCAACACGTCGGTGCCATTGCCAATCTACGAGGGCGGCACATTTATTTACAGCACTCCGACCGGAAGGAAGTCGGCAACCACTCAAACGCTGACTATCCTTCTCAACGGCACAACCGGTCTCAACGTCAACGTGTTGGTTCTAGGCTCATAATCTTATGGCTTCTACATTCAAACTTTCTACGCTGCTTCAAAACTCCTACGCAGCCAGCGCGACTCGCGCGCCGATCCGGCACTCAGTGCCAGAGATCAACGTCTCACTTGCTGATCAGTGGAGTGTTGCGGCTGAGTTTACTGCCGCATCTGCCAATACGATCACGATTGGCACAGGCGTCTTAAATATTACGGTCAATAGCGTTATTCAACTCGACCCGATCACACGCGCGACCATCATCCCTGCGCGGGTGCTGGGCTACATCATTTCTGTCGCAGGCCCAGCCAACGGGTCCGTTGCGGTTGCCTGCACTGGGTTCGGAAAGATTACGTTTACCTCAATCAACGTCGGCGTCGGCGGAGCTCTGAACATCTACAACCCAAGCGCAGCCAACGCTAGCGCTGCCGAAGTCTTGACTATCACGCCTCCCGCCGCTGGCTACACAGTCAGCGTTGTCGCTTATGGCTCCGCGACAGTGCTGCCATAACCCCTCCGATACTGCGCTCGGTAGCGTGCGAAATCATAGTATCGCATGCCGGTTCGACTCCGGCGCAGTAGCCATTGACAGACGGAATGCGATCAAGACATGGAACCTGTCACGCGCGAACAACTTCAGGATTTTGAGTCAAAGCTCAAGATTCTAGACTTAGTGGTCAAATTAGGTTGGGCGCTGCTTGTTGGCGCCTTTATGCTGGGCACATGGGTGGCGGCGATCCAGATCGCGATCAACAGGCAAACGGAATCGCTCAGAGATGTGAAGGATGCTATTGGTGCGACCAACACCACAGTCCGCAATCTGGAGATTAAGGATAGCGCGGACACGCAACTGCTGAGGTCGATAGTCGAGAAGCTCGACAAAATTGACAACAAGCTCAATCCGTAATGCCTGCACCCGGACATCCAATCTTTGGCAAGCGGCCAGAAGTCCGGCGTGCGGAAGATCTAACGGGCAGGCCGGTCATCAAATCCAATCTCATCCACGTTACGACCATGAAATGGCTATCAAACAAGATCCTGCCGTTTCTGCTAAACTGGAAGACAACGTTGGCGGGGGTGGCTCTTATTTTGCACGGATTGGGCGCTGTGGTCGATGCGCTCTTGCAGGTGACCGATGGAGTGCCTCTGACGCTGGAAGGTCTACAACTGGCAACTGGTGAGATCATAGCCGGCGCTGGTTTGATTGCTGCGCGGGACGCCAACAAATCCAGCCAAGATTCTAAAGTGCGATGAAAACGATTCTCCTTATGCTCGCGCTTGGCTCGTGCTCGTGTGTCAGCATCCAGAAAATGCCAGACGCTTCGCTATTTCCCGACAAGAGCGAGGACTGGCGCGACGGCTTCAAGTCCGGGATGATGGAAGGCTTGCTTTTGTCGGTGACACTTGCTTGGTGAGCTTATGAAATTCTTCACATGGTTCAAATCACTCTGGCATCGCGATGCGGTAGCCAAAGCCACCGAAACGGCGCGGCTGCTAGTCGCTGGCTTGTCGAACGAGCAGTTTCAGGTCATCGTCGATAACGTGACGATAGCCAGCAAGATGCCGGTAAGCGGTCTTGATAAAGCGATGCGCGTGAGGGAGATCATCACATCTCCGCGCTTTACGCTGACGCACGGTACACCGCCCTGGGTGCAGCAGGGGATCGACTTTGCCAGCGTCATCGTGCAGCTCGCGTGGGTTGTGGCAAAACTTACCAAGCGCATCTGATGCCAACGCTCCAAGCACTACTGCACGTCGCGTTCTTCGCTCTCATGATTGTATGCTGGTTTTTCATGCTTGGCTGGATTCTGAGTTCTTTTTCCCCATGACCAAGCGCGACATTCAATTGATGCAGGAAAAGATCGGCGCCTATCCTGACGGCGTGTGGGGGCCGATGTCGCGTGCTGCCTGCCAGAAGCATCTGGACCGCTTGCGGCCAGTACCGGTGCAATGGCCGATGCAGGACGACCAGTCGCTCATCGCGTTTTACGGCCAACCGGGTGACGAGAGCAATCTGGTGAATCTATCCGTGGCCGACTTGGGCGTGCACTACGAGAGCCAAGCGGTCAAAACCATCCGCTGCCATACGCGGGTGGCGTCGAGCTTGCATCGCGTGCTGACCGCAATCAGCAAGACGCATCCTTACGTGCTCAAGCAGTACGCCGGGTGCTACAACGACCGCAACATGCGCGGAGGCAGCCGCAAGTCACTCCATGCGTGGGGTGCGGCGATTGACTTGATGGCAGGTTCAAATGGCAATAATACCGCCTGGCCGACAGACGCCTCTATGCCGCTGGAGGTCATGGAGTACTTTGCTGATGAAGGCTGGCTGTCGGGCGGGGCTTATTGGTCCCGCGACAGTATGCACTTCCAAGCCACACGATGACAATTTCCATTATTCCAACCACCGACGACCTTGGGCTGACTCCGGTCTTTGCGACGACGCCGTTGGTCATCACGGCACCGATCCCTGCTAGTGGGCCAGCGATGGCATCGTATCGCATGGAATTATGGAAGCGACCGTATGAAAGCGCGGTAGCCGGCGCTCTTCCGCTGGCTTCAACGGCTGGCATCGTGTCAGGAGCAAACGTGACGTTCACGTTCAGCGCGGCACAGATGGACCAAACGTTGAACAATCAAATCAACTCCAACAACTTTTGGATTGTCATCGGTGGGCTTGATACAAACGGATTCCCATACTCGCTGCGCGCCGGCAATCTGGAGATCAAGCCATCCGCTCTGTCATTGCAGCCCGACACGTCCATCACGTTCACAGTGGTCAACGGCGTGGCTTCTTACGTTTTCAGCGGGACAACCTACAGCTTTGACGTGATTGCTGGCGCAGCCACAACTTCCACCGACTACCGGGTCATTGATGATGTCGCCTCGTTTGTCTACAACGGCATCCTCTACAGCTACGATGCAGTCCTTGACCCGACATTCGGACCGATTGACACAAGTGTCGTCGTTATCGACGACATGCTAGTCGTCACGGCAAATGGTCAGAGCTATTCCGTTCCCGCCGTCATTACGAATCCTTAAATGAGCACTGTTACCACTTCCACCAACGTCGCAATCGTTCAGCGCAATTCCTCCGGGGACAACGCATGGGTGAACGTGCTGGGCAGCGCAAACCCCAACAAGTCGATCGGCTTTTCCTCGGTGGGTGCGGTGACTGCTCTGAGCGTGCCGGTGTTGTCTCTAGAGAACACCTTTTCAGTTCTGCAAAGAATCCAGCCGACCGGCTCCGAATCCTTGCGGCTGACTCGCGGCGGAGGTGTGAACGACGGCGAAGGTCAAGAGATTCGGTTTCTGGGTGGCATCTCTGGCGCATCAGGCAGCGGCTTCCTGTTGGCGCATTATTCGCTAACTTCGGGAACATCCGCTGTGAAGAATTACCTTCGCTTCTACGACGAGGGTTTAAGCGTGGACAACGCATCGGCTGCGAAGATGCTGGACATCAACACGGCCACGCAAACGGTGGCGGTAACCAGCGAGTTGCACGGCGAACAAACATACGGCAAGCTGCACATCGGCGGCACGTTCCAGACATCCGCCACCAACAACGTGCGGGCATTCCGGGTGACGGCGACCGCTAACCTCGGAACTGGTTTTGCTTATGCGTGCGTGGATGCGGCAGGCGTAACGACTGGCGTTGCAGACAATGATCACATTGCAGGCGTTCAGTCGAGGGCAACGCATGGCAGCTCGGGGACGCTCAGCAGTCACTACTCTTTTGTCTCGATTCCAGTTAATAACGGTGGCGCGGTAAACAACCTAAGCGGTTTTTACGTTTTTAACGCGACCGGCAGCGGTGTTGTAAACAACCAGTACGGTCTTTACGTCTCGCCGCTAACCAAGGGCGGCAACAACTTTGCCATCGTCACTGCTGGCACAACGCCATCCTCGTTCGGTGGCAACATCACGGCGCGTGCGTTTATCGGCACGGATGCAGCCATCGCGGCTGCTGCGATTGATTGGGCCACAGGTGCCAGTTTTACCAAGACACTATCAGCCAGCACGACCTTCACTTTTGCCAACTCCTTGCCGGGACAGCAGATCGTGGTGGCGATCACTAACACGGCATCCAACTACACTGTCACGTGGCCGTCCTCGCCGACCTTAAAATGGTCAGGCGGATCAGCACCCACACAAACGATCGGAGCCAAGACTGACGTGTACACCTTTGTAAACATCGGCGGTGTGATTTACGGATCGGTCGTTCAGAACTTCTAATTTAAGCCATGGCCACACTTTACTCAGACACTCTCGCCGCAGGCGCTACCAGCACCAACATCACGGTGGTCCAAGGCACGATCGTCGGCATCCAAGCGACGCAGCCAGTCTACGTCCTGGCATCCAATGGCGCGCTCATTGCAGAGCTTGGCGTCAAGGACGCGGCCAACATCATCCCGACCAACACGCCGATCACGATCAAGGCGAAGGAGCTGAACACCGCATCCAGCGTAATCACGGTCATCGGTCAATAAGCATGACCTCGACCATCACATCATTCATCGCGCCGGCGCTCCCGGTGCAGATTCCGGTGGCGTTCTCGCCGACCGATGAGCTGCTGATGATGATTGGTGCGACGCTCGGAGGTGCGGCACCGGCAGGCCCGCACCACGTTTACATTGACGCCGTATCAGAAGACAAGGTGCGCGTCGGATCGGCGGGCGATCTAGTCGTTTACATTTAATACCATGGCCAATCTCAATCTTTCGCAGTTCACAGAAAAGACCTTAGTAGCGGATGCCGACTGGGTGTTCGTGTGGGACACGGCGGGCGCTATCTCGAAGAAGGTGAGTCGGAATAGCCTGCTCAATAGCGGCACTCTGGCGACCTCTGCTCCCGTGACGATCAGCCAGACGTGGGATGCGGGTACCAACGTGATGACAGCGTTGAAGGTGGAGGTGACGGACACGGCGAGCGGAACGACTAGTAATCTTCTTAGTCTCGACATGAGTACA